AATCTAAAACCTAGTGTTTGATTTTGTGATTCAGCACTAGAGCCAGATTTGTATTCGTTTTGTCTAACTTCTGTATAAGTTTCCCAATGGCCTCTTTCACAAGTTCCGTAGTCATTTAGATAATCATTTCTTGCTTGTGCGTAAGTCGCTATACAAAGAAAGAATGCAATCCATAATAAATTATCTCGTAAGGTCTTTAAGGTCATAAGTATGATCTCTCACTGTGTCTGCTAATTGTCTGTATAAATTTTCTGCCATTGTCCACGTTGCTTCTGCTGCGGACAGTCTTTGTTTAAGGTCGTTAATATCTGCTCTGGAGCTAATTATTTTAGACTCCATCTTAATAATAGTTTCTTGATTTGCTGTAATAGTGTCTGTTAAAGATAATACATATCTTACCGATGTAAATGTTCCTGCTATAATTGCTGCAACAACAGGAACAATTACAATATTCTTTTTAAACCACTCTAATTTACTTTTAGGTTTCTTCATTACTTATAAAAACCTTTAAAGACCCAATTAACCCATTTGTCCCATAGAGTTTTTATCTTATTCCAAATAGATCTGACTACCCACAAAATTTGTTGTTTAATTTTTTCTAACATTTCCATCTCCTTCTAGCTTGTCTTAACCTTGAATTTGGATCTTTAGCTGCTTTTGGAAACTTCTTCATTTGGCCAGCACTTCTAGCACAATATGATTTACGCCTATTTGCAGCCTTAGAACCTTTTTTTACTTTACCTGTAACAGCAGTTTTTAACCTAGATCCAGGATTATCTCTCCTGTATTTAGCAACACCAGCTGCTGTCATCCCCGCTCCACTTTTAGTAGAACGAAAATATTTTTTACTTCGTGGAGGCATTACATCGCCTCCACGTTTTAAATTTAAAAGCTCTAGTGTATACTTAGTAACTTCCATCAAAAAATACCGTTACACTATCAAAACCTGAACTAATATCAATGTAGGCTCCGTTAGGGTATCTTATTCCTTCATCAGGAATGTAAGGATCTAGGAAACCAGCTGCAGCAGGTGCATCTAGTTCTAATCTTTTATCCCCTGATTGAGATGTATTTCTTATGATCATAGCTCCAGCTGTTGAAGCGTTTGAAACTCCATGCATTCCTCTAACTCTTGTAGCTCCTGCAAAAACGATTCCTTGTGTTGTAGTTGTTGCAGTAAATCCAGCTGATACTGCAGTTATCGCAGCATCAAACTCAATTTTAGTTACTGTTAGAAAAGCAGTGGATCCAGTTACTGTATTGGCATTAGGTCCTGTTGCAATTGTTTCAGTTGCAGCATCACCATTTTGGTCAGTTCCAGTAATTGTAAATCCAACAGATGCATTGTTAGAAGCGGAAGTTAAAGTAACAGTAGTCGCCATGTTTGAACCATCGTTTACCGAAGTTCCAGTAAGAACTAACTCACCTGAAGCACCAATAGTTTGTACAGCAGCGATTGCTGTCGTACTAGCTGTAACTGCTTTAAACATTTTCGCCTGTATACTCGTACTTGACATATTTTCTCCTTATTGGTCTCGGTGGGTATTGAGATCAAAAAGTCTCAAAGTTTCCCACCAAGATAATTAATTGTTACGCTGCAAATGCAAATGCACCTGTAGTAGCATCTGCCGCTCCACCTAATTTAGTAGAGATAGTCCAAACACCATCTTCAAAACATTGGAAAGCAATCATACTTCCTGTTGTTAAAAGATTTGTAGCTGCATCAGCAGGAGTGAAAACTAATTGTCCTTCACCTGCAACTGATTTATCAAAAGCTACTTCTGCTGCTGCTCTTGATTCAATTAATGAACCTGTAGCCCAAGCATCTGTACCATTAGCATTGAAAGTTAAAGTTGCAGTTCCGCCAGCTGTGTCTTTAGCTTGAACGTAAACACAAATTAATCCACTAAATGCTGCTGGTAAAGCTGCTGCACATGCTGCAGCTCCAGTGTAGTTTACAACTGAAACAATTCCATCTGCTAATGAAATATTAGAAGCCGTTGCTGTGTCGGCGTAAGTCATACCTGTTATATCTGGTAATCCAGCTGCTTGTCTTGTAACGAAAGCACCTGTTACGTTATTTTTTACTGCCACTTCGAAACCGTTTTGGGATCGTACTGGACCTGTAAATGTTGTATTTGCCATAATTTTTTCCTTTTCTATAGTTTGTGATGCATAGTCTCTATAGCGTCTGCCTAGCCAGTCTACACACCTATTTTTATTCTAGGTCTTTTCATTATACATAAAAAAAGGGGCGATGTGAACACCGCCCCTTCAATTTCTAATACTGATAATTAGTATTAGCTAGTAGGTAATTTACCGTTACCAAATACACATCTTGGATCAGAAAATCCAAAAGAGTATCTTTCTCTAGCTTTAAATCTAACGTTTCCAGTATCGAAGTCACCTTCCATAGCAGTTTTAATTGGGCTTCTTACGAAGTGTTTAAAACCGTTTGGTGCATCAGTTAACAAGAAGAATGAGTCTGTGTCAGTTAAGAAGTTATTAACTACATAACCTTGAGGAACCATTCCCATGTTAGCTATTGCGTTGATGTCGTTATCTGCAGTGCCGACTCTTTGAGGAGACTTCATCAATCTTTCCGCTGTAAATTGTAATTCTTTTGGAAGTACCATTTTAACACCGTTAAGGGCGATTTTTAGTCCTCTTTCATCAACGAAAGATTGGATATCAATCAGAGATTGTTCCAATGACGTTTCGTTAAGGTCAGCTGCTGTTGCTAAAACATTCGAGAAAGTTCCGCCAGTTGCTAATGGGTGTGAAGCATTGATTAATGATACTCCGTCACCACCAGTTACTGTTGTTACTTGCGCGTTGTTTAAAACTGCTGCAGCTTTAACTTGTTTTGTGTTCGACATAGATCTTGCAAGAGCTCTTGTGTATCTTGCTGCTAATCTGTCGTACAAGTTATCTTCGATAGCTTCTTCTGTGATAGAAAATGCTAAAGCGATTGTTTCGTGCGTGTATCTAGCTGTGAAAGTTTCACCTGCTGTATCAAACACTACTCCAGCACCTTCTTGTTTAGTTGGTGCAGAAGCGAAACCGCTTAACATTACTTCTTCTTCAAAAGCTCTGTCAGATGTTTCAGAAGGGAAAATCTGTGCGTGTTGATTTTCGTATCTGTTGTATTCCAAACCGAATAGTGCATTCAGGCCTGGTTCTAGTTCTTTAACTAGCTGTGCTCGTGATATGGCCATTATGCTATTCCTGTTCTGCTTCTATATTGGTGGTGGTTTATTCTCACCAAAATATTAGCGTTTGATGTTGCTGTATCAGAATTTGTAGGATCCTGTGAAATATCAATTGCTTGTAGCACAAAAGATATTGTTGTTCCTGAATTTGATACATCGAGTTGAGTTTTTGATAACCCTGTTTGAGTTACACCTGTTGTATTGTTAACAGCGTAATTCTTATACAAGTCCGCTCTTGTAAATGCTTCATCAGCATCTATTAAGAACACCGCGTCTGGGTCATCTACAACAAAAGCTGTTATATCACTTGCAGCAATACCACCTGGGTAGAAATTACTGAAAGTAGGCTTTTGAGTAGTAGGATCTGTGTAAAAACAACCGTTAAAAACACCCACAACAGCTGTAGATAAGCCAGCATCATTCGCAGCTGAATATCTTTCGATGTTACCAGTACCTACGGGTACTACTAAATCACCTTGGAAGATCGCAGTTGCGTATGAACTTGCTATCGTATATCTGTTTTGGGCTCCAACTAAAGGTGTACCGTCTAGTTTTCTGTACGGTCTTAGACCGAACTTTTCACTTACGTTTGCCATAGTTTGTTTCCTTTATATTTATTTTTAACAATTAGTAGTTACTTATCTGTGGGTAGATATTACTAAATAATTAGCTTTTATTTCTACCACCAAAGGTAACTCTACTTTGCCTATCAATATTGATTGGCATTTCGGGTCGTTGTTCCTTCATTAGATCGTTATCTACCGCGTTTATTTGATCTTGAGTAATTCTTCTGAAATACTCAGCGCGAGATTTTAAGATCTCTTCAGGTATCCTTGCCAACACAAGGCCTCCAATTCCTATACACCCTTCATATTGTCCCTGTTTAACGATTGGATATTTGTGTATATCAGGAGAATTTTTCATCTCTTCTGCTCTAACAAACTCCCAACCTTCTCTAAGTTTCTTTGTTACGTTAGCCGTATCATCAAAACCAGCCACAGAAATTCTTATCCAACGATGGCTAAAACCCTGTGGGGCAGGTGGTGCATCCAAACTGGATGGTGGAGCCCAGCTAGTTTTTTGCATATTTGCTTTTCTACTATCTGACTCGCGTGAGGTTCTTTTGTTTTCTTTGTTATCCATTTGCATTCTCCTTCACGTATTTTGCGTACTCCTCTAGTGGCACTCCTAATTTTTTAGCAATAGCTATTTGTGAACGAGTGAGTTTCACTGATCTGCGTCCGCTTTGGTTTCTTTGGGCAGAAGCAACAGTCTGGACGGGTTTCTTTTGCTCCTGTTTTTGACCAAATTTATGAGGAAAATTTTCCACCATAACTTTGTCTATCTCATTATAATACTCATCACTCTCTGCGTCAAACCCCTGGTCTAACAAATCTTGATGAGTTTGAAACGCAGCACTTGTCATAATCCTATCTGTGCCAAACCATTCATTCTTTTCCGCCCAACCTTTTGCTCTAGGGGATGGTTCTGGGTAAGATGGACTTTGAGGTATTTGCGTTTCTTGAGTCTGTTTTTGAGCAGAAGTGTTAGCTTCTACTTCACTAGCTGACATTTTAGCTTTTTCAGCTTCAACTGCTAAGGTTGCCATTCTAGAATTAGCTTCTGCAATCTTATCTGCATCTTGTTCAGCGATTGCATTTTTTAAAAGATCTTTTACTTTAGCTTGTTCTGCTTCAACTCTAGCAGAATATTGTTCAACATAACCTTTAGTTGTTTTGTTGAATCTTCCATTAAGCTCATCTAGTTTTTTCTGCACACCTTTAGCATAATCTACAGCTGCTTTTTCTTTTCTTTCAGCTTCTCTGTATCTTCTAGTTAGCTTATCAATTCTTTTTTTAACAGAGTCAGAATAATCAGCTAAATCAGGTTTTGATTCTTCAGATTTTTCTTCTCTTATTTCTTCGACTTTAATTTTTTCAATACCTTCAGGTTTATCATCGTGTTTAGTATAACCTAAATCAACTTCTTCCCTTGGTAGTTCGGGTTCAGCAGTTTCAACTTTTTCTTCTTTGACTTCTACTGATTGTTCTTGAATGCCGTCTGTATCTAATTCAACTTCTGGCGATTTTTTTACTTCTTCGTTTGTTTCCATAGTAGCTCCTGTTTTTTTTGCGTATGTGATTAGTATGCGTGCAAGATATCCTCTGGATTATTAATCTTAGCGATTATCTCGTCATCGTTTAGAATACGAACTTCTCCGCCTTCTATTTTAAATCTAGACCCTGCGTAACGTCCAAAAATTATCCAATCACCTTTTTCACACCAAGGTCCGTTGGGAAATTTTGATTCGTCTTTGTAGGCCTGATCTCCGACTTTCAATACATATGCACATACGGTTGTCATTTGTATTGTGTCTTGAGTTGTGTCCGCAAGATAAAGACCTCCTTTAGTTTTTTTAGGCCCTGCGTAAGGCAAAACTAAAAGTCTGTAACCAGTTGGAGATGGAAGTCTGTCTAAAAGATCTTTATTACTTTCAACAGATTTTGCATCAAGCCTAGTTTCTTCGATTTTATCTTTGGATTTATAGTTGTCTAATAATGCTTCGGTACGGTTAGGTATTTCCGTCTTCGAAACTTCTGAGTTCTTTGTCATTTAGCTCCTGTTGTTTTTCCTGCAGGTCTTTTAGATCCTGTAGCAAGGACTCTATGCCCTTGATCTGTCCTCTAATATAGTGAAGATCATTCGTATTGTCAACAGAGTACACTAAATTGTCTTTTAAAGTCTCAACTCTTTTATTCGCCACTCGTCTAACTATTCCGTAATCTATATCAGCCATTTTTTTCTAATAAAATTTTGTTGTTGCCCACTTCTATTGTTTTAAAACCCCAATTTTCTAGTATGTGAGCTACTTGATCCATTTTAAATTTAGGATGATCATCAAACACAAATCTAGTATTAGGTGCTGATCTATTTGCAAACCATACAGCTTCTGTGATGACATCTTTAGTCATATGTGGACCATCAAAATGTACAAAAGCATACTTCTTGTCTGAATATTCTGGAATCATCATAAATTCAGTATCTTTTATAAGAGCAACAGTAAATTTCCCTTGATTGCGATACCATTTAAAATCGTTAAGCATTGTATCTCTCATTTGATCTGTGTAATCACAAGTATATTCACCTGTATTATCGTAATGTTGGTATTTTAAATTACCATAAGGATCTACACCAATATGAATGTAATTATTCTTAATATTATCTAAAATTATTTTTGTACCAAGGCCTTCTCTTACACCTATTTCACAAGAATTATATCCTTGGCAATCAAAATCAGACCATTTTTCTAGTAAATTGTACTCGCTGCTGTCTCCTTTAATCATAAAAACTCGAGTTGAAAGAAATTATTATTTTCCTCCGTTGTTTTATTGTTTTTAACTATTTGGTGCCACATCTCTCAAATTATTTGCTTGAATATACGTAACTGTTACAGTTGCTTGACCTGTAGTTGATGTT